CTTCAAAAATTCTTCCGTTAACTAATGGGTCTGGATCAGCAGTAAACAAGATCCTCATACCATTAATTAAATCTACACCATCAATATTATATCCTGTACTACCTTCAATAGTAGAAAATACATCTTTAGTATGCGTATCTAAAAGATTAACATTTTCTTTAATACTAGTTCCAAAATTAAATAGTTTTAATCCTGATTCAAATTCAATAATTGGTCGTTTTGCTCTTGCAGACTGATCTACATTAATTGGCTGATTGTTTAATACTGCACTTTGTTCAATAACAGATTTGTGGAACCATCTATTATATCTACTCCATAAATTTCCGTCTTTAGCACTGCGATTAATTAACATGTAATCTCGAACAGTTGGATAACCAATAGCTGTATCAAACGGTTGTCTGTCAAATCCTTGTGCATCAAAATTAATAGCCACGTCATTAACAAACGCACTAGGCACTGTTAATTCTGATTCGTTGATAAGAACAATTTTATCGCCTACACCTTCAACGTAATATTCACCAGTAGCATATTTTGCAGGAGTTACATCACCAATAAAATTAACTTTCATTCCGTTGGTTAAACTAAACCCTGTTCCAGTAGTATATGTTTTCTTTCCTAATATCTCTGCATCAATATCAATAAATGACGCTTCGTCTATATTAGCAACTTTTACTAGTCCTGCAGCATTAACATCGTTATCGGCAACATAGTATAATATACTAGGCGTATCAGCAGTTGGAGTAAATGTTATTGTGCCGTTTTCAGTTCCTTGATTATCAACCCCTGTTGATAATAAAAATGAATCATCTAAATCACGCTTTGATCTAATTGTAAACGGTAGCCCTGGGGTATTAATTTCAAACTTGTATGTAATACCTCTATATAATTTAATAGTTGGATTTTGTGTTAATCCATCTGGAGAGAAAACGTATCCAAAATTGTCGACATTGTCAGCCAATGAAACTGTATAAGTGCTTACTACTTCTGTAGTTTGTCCTCGAACATCTACAACTTGTGGTCCACTTGGAAGCCAATAGTACTCTCTAAAATTAATAAATTTGTCCCAATCAATATGTGGGTTCCAACTATAATATTCTTGTTTATTAGTAATACTATGATCTTTAATCTTTGGATTAAGGCTTGACAGTTGATTCATATAGTCATTGTAATCTTTATAGAATGTTACAGTATCTAAACTATCTTTAATAACAGTAGCTGGTTCAAATTGATAATCTTGTCTGCTAGTTGAAATATCACCAACATAATTATCATCTTTATTAAATGAAGCAGCTGTTTCTCTACCAAAATAACCATTTAATTTTTCAACAGAGCCAGGTTGTATTAATTGATCTAATGTACTAGATAAAAACTTACTATTAGGAACTGTTCTAAAATATCTAGGTAGGTGCTCTTCGCTTTTTCTTTTTGCGTTAGGATCACCGTTTCCACTTTTTTGATTATTATCAAATGCCATTTTTAAATTCTTCCCTTAGGGCTAAACACTTTGTATTCCAGCGGATGCAGCTGATATGCTAGTTGTAACAACTGAGCCTCCTGAAGCTTTGAGCTTGTTTGCTGTTATAGCGTCAATAATAGTAATATTATCAACTGTAGCTGAACTAATAAAAATTTCATCATTTTCAGCTTTAATTTCAAATAGGCTACCAAACACTTGTTCTGATTGTGTAGGTACAATTAAAAATGTTACCACATCTGGAGCAAGTTCTGTCATTACGTAATTTGCCATTTCTGAGAAGAAGAACTTATCTCCAAAGTCCCAGTTTTCAAGTGCAAAATATTCGTTAATTGCTGAAATAATTCTTGACTTAATATCATTATCGTTAAGAACAATGTCTGGATTTTTTACTACTTTAAATATTGCTTGCAAATCTGTTGGTGCCTTTGATCCAAATAGTACTTTGTACTTAACCGGATGATAAATTATTTCATCACTTAATGATTTAATCTTAGCTAGACTGCTGTTATAAGACAGGAACAAAGAATCTGAACTTGCCGGTAACGGTAATTTACTAGTACCATTTAAGTATGCTCTATAATCTGTATCATAACTTCTAGTTAAAATATATGTATCAATAATATTACTAGCACTTGGGTCAATTCTAGAACTATCATCTGCTCCATGCACATAATGGAATGTTAAGTTATCTCTACCTACTCTAGCTCTATAATCAGTAGTTTGAGTTAATATTCCTGTTGTACCATTATAAACTTTAAATACATCAGCAGTTGTAAAATAAAATAATTGTCCGTTAGTGTATGTACTAAGTGCATTTAATAATGATTCGGAACTTAGAATCATTATACCTAATGAGGTTGCACTAACAAAGTTAAAATCTTCAACTCCGTCTGTAGTAGTAAATTTTTGCTGGAATACATACTTTGTTAACGGATTAACAATCTCATTAACTACTGTATCAAAAATATCAGGATCGTCAACTACTCCGTCATCGTCTGTATCAAAAAACGAGATTTCTATTTTTTTACTATCAACATAACCCTCAGCATCTCTATATTCGTCAGTAAGTTCCCAATCGTAATCAACAGTAAATGGATATGCGTTATCAGGCTGTGTGTTTATGTTTAATATACTAATCTTATCTTTAACAATTTTTCCTGTTAGATTATTGTAAATTTTATCCGACGAATCAAAGTAGAAACGTATCTCTTGATCACTTTCAAATATGTATCGCATACCTCTATTTTGAATAGTATATGTTTCACCATTTGTTTTAAATATCAATAACCAACTTGCATCTAGTTGCTGGTTTGAAATATTACCAGTCTTACCTGTGCTAAACTCACTTGCGGTGTTTAAGTTGTTTTCTGTAACAATCCTCCAAGACTGTGTATCTGTATTATATCGTAATCCAAATGTTTTATACGCAAATACTTGATCGATTAATTGTGTTGCGACATCTGCTGCTAATGAAGATGCAAGTCCTGGTCTAATTTCTGCTAATCTAGAGCCCGTTGGAATAATATCATTTAATGATATTGGTCCTGATCCAGTAGTAGCAACTATAGTGCCATCTCCTGTAACGGCAGCTATTTTAACCCACTTATAATCAACAACTCCTTTTTTGCCTGCGTATCCTGTTGTAGAGACTAAATCACTATTAAGGAAACTTTGTCCAGTTGGTGGTAAAAATTTAATTAATGTTTCTGGAACAACTAGCTTTAATATTGATGAAGTATATGTACCTACTTGAGAAGTTATAGATGCTGTGTTTTTAAAATAACCAGTGCTTAGATTAGTAGCTTTAGTAGACTGCGTCCAAGTTATTCCTAAGTCAATTGTAGAAATTTTAGGGAAGTTATTATAATAATAATTTCTTACTTTTTTATTAGTTAATATAGGTTCTATAATATTAACAATTGCGCCTTCAATATCTGTTTTAGTAACAAAACTAAAAGTTGTTTTAGGTTCTAAATTTTCTTTATATAATACTCCATCTGTTCCATATAAACTAGTTCTACTGTACTTTCCAGTAGCATCTATTAAGTCAAAATATCTACTAATACCACTTGATGTTCTATTAACTGACTTTACTTTAATAATTTCTTGACTAACTCCTAATGGTGCTATTTGATAGTCTTCAGCAGTTACCATTCTATTTTGAGTATAATACGTTGAGGGTGCATTTTGTTTAATACTTGCACTTGTTTCACTAGTTGTTGAATTATCAACTGTATATTTTAGTTCATATGTAATTGTTAATGTTTCAATTTTATCTGCGGACGACAAGTAAGGAATTGAAACTGTTATTCCTCTCATATCATCTGGAGTGATAATAACTCTTTGATTTTTGCTTACTCTGTAAAATACACGGAAACTACCTTTTGGTAAATTTCCAAATACACCATCTGAAAATACTAAACTAATTCTATCATCAACTCTAGTTAGTACAGAATAGATATTTTGTATGCTTTTACTTAAACTATTATAAACTACATTGTTACCTTCAACAGCAGCTACTTTAGACCAAAGTTCATTTTCGTTTCCAAACGAGTCTAATTTGTAGAGCCATACATCAGTTTCATTAACATTAGTAGCATCAATTGCAACGACTTGATTTGTGCTAGGACTGGTTATAGTAAACTGTCCTTCATCTATTGACCCTTCTCTAAAATGACTAAAGAAACCAGTATTACTACTTGCATTTCCTCTTCCGTCATCTCGGAATAAAAATGCAAAATTATTACCAGGAAACGGTGCTTCTTCTTGAATAACTTTATCAACTATGTCTGTTGATACAACTTCAAATCTTACTGATCTTCCGTCAACAGATTTAGAAAAACTATAAACCGGAACTTCGTCATTAGTACTAAGCATACGATATTGCTCAGATGGTATTCCTTGCGAAGTATCTTTTTTAATTGGTCTTCCAAATTTTGCATTAGCGGGCAATGTTGAATTAATTACTTTTATAAATTGTTCGTACCAGTCTGGATTAGTAGGGTCATTCCATACTATTGTTTGGTTAGCTAAATTAACATTATTTGAATCTATAATTTCTTCTGAAGTTGTAATACTTTCAACTTTTAACACACCATTGGCTGCTTGATTACGTTTAGGATTGTAAGAAAGCAAACGAGCAAGACGGAGAACTGATTCTCTACGCTCAGCAAGTTCTAAATAATTTTCTCTTGCATTTAAGTCAATACGGAATGAGATATTTTGTCCCATATACGCAATTAGATCAATTAATGCTAGATACTCACTTGACTCGATGTAATCGTTAAAGTCTTCAGGATAGTTTTCCCGAAGGTAATTAATCATTGTACGGCGAAGGTTGTCAAAGTCATAACTTTGAAAATCTGCATTACGGAAAGATTGGTAAACTCGTTTCCAATCCTCTGCTAATAATAATCTATTTTGTCTATCTGTTGCCGACATATCTTACATTCCTTAATTATAACTATTTATGGCATATAGTAAAGTGCGTACATTAAAAACTAAGACTTTAAAAAGCCTGCATCTTCGTCAAATCTCATCCTTAGGGTTTCTGAAATGTTAAACGGAAGATACGTTATAGTACATTCTATTTGTATGCCTTTTTCATATTGGTCAATTAATATACTATTAACATTAGTCCTCGGATCGCTATTAATAATCTTAGTAACATTTTGTGTAATTGCTTCTTTTAGCGACTCAGTTAAAGGTTCAAATAATGCGTCCCATATAATTGTGCCAAATTCAGGATTACTAAGTTTTTCTCCTTGGCGAATATGAAAATGGTTTATTAAATCTTGCTTTATTAATGATATATCATATAGACTAAAAGTAACGTTGTCAGGATTTACTGTACTCATTCCTCTGTAAGATGTTTTAGAGGTAATTGTTTCTATCCTATTATTACCAGGAACAGTGATTTCTGAATATATTTTTTTCTCTATAGTGCTCATAACGTATTTACCTTATTTTTAATCACCTGCAATTACGTCCGGACTGCCAGAATTTGATGCATTAGGAACCCAACTAGCGTGTCCGCCAGTTGCATCACCTTTTCTATGAATTGCTATATTGTTTACAAATACAGTTCCGCTACCTGCAACAGCAGGATCGCCACAGCTAGTAGTATCACCAATACGAACAACTTTTGCGTTGTTAGCATATACATCAGGAGATCCTACAGCATACGCCGTTTGATGGAACGGACTTGGTGAAGGACTTGCATGTCCAATATGTAAATCTAATCCTACTCTAGTTACTTCAGGCATTATGTTGGTCCAACTTGTTGATTATCAGGAGTCCCTTTTCCAGAAGTAGTTGTACTAACTTTACATAATTTTTTTGTTGTATCATTATCAGTAGCTTGTTGATTTGATGTTTTAACAGTTTTAAGAACTGTTGGAGATGTTGTACCTTTAGCTTTTGTATCCTTTGGTTGCACTATATTTGAAGTTTTTTTATTGCCGCCATTAGCAACGTCAGTACTACTATTACTTGCTATATTATCTGTCTTTTCTGGAGTATGTTCTGCTGGATCATAATTTTCATGTCCTGCCCAAGGTTCCGCTTGTGGTGATCTAAATGGTAGATTTGCTGTTTCGGCTGTTGCAGCTGTTGCAGCTGTCGGGCCATTCATATCGATTTTATCTGCTGTTTCAAGATGATGTTTACTTTTAAGATGAAGTGATTTTGCTACTGTAATTTTTCCATCATATCCTGCATTAATTTGCCAATCAAATTCACAAGTTTGTCTAATATCATTACCTGCTTTTATATCAAAATCTTTTCCGGCATTTTGTCTAATATCAATACCGGCTGTAAAGTTAATGTCTCGGGCAGCAGTAAAGTTAATGTCCCTGTCGGCAGTTACATTATAATCATTTTCAGTATGCACACTTACACTGTCTTTTGCATATATGTCAATCTTTCCGTTAGATGTTAATTCAATCCAAGTAGTACCTTTAGCGTTACCAATGTAAATTAAATCTTCACTGTTGTGCAATAGTATTTGATGGCCAGTTCTTGTTTTTAATCGAATTAATTCATTTTGTGGTATTGTTGGGTCACCAGTTTTTTCTTGTTCTTCTACTGACGCATAATCCGATGCTGTTGTTCCTGCATGTCCTTTACGCAAATAACTAGCATCTCCGTCATCCATAACAAACGATGATCCGCCTAATCTACTTGTAGCAATTTGAGTTTTACTACCTGCATTACCGTATCCTGTCTTTGGAGCGCCTTTGCGCCTATCATAAGGTCCAGGAGTACTCATTCCAAATACCATACTTGGTAATTCTCTTCTTACAGTTGATGACGACAATCCCCTAATATGATCTTCTATTAATCCACTAGTTTTTAATACTGCACATGCATCCATATCACACGGTTTAATAAACTTTGTTGTATCTTGTCCTTTATGTTTAGGTAACTTTTTATTATATTCTCCAACAGGAAGACGTTTTGTCTTGTCTTCTGAATTAAATGTTGTTCCGGCTCTTCCAGGAATTTGAAAATTCATATATTCATCTGGAACACATCCTATCCAATAACCATTGTCATGATTACCTTCAACAAATATTACTAATACTAAATTTCCAATATCAGGAGGTACTGCCCACATTCCATAACTTTGTTGTGAGTTTGAAAATCCTTCATTAGCAGTAGTGCCGTTAAAAGGGGTAACACCGTAAAATCCAGGCAAGTATTTTACTTGTGTTGTTTGTCCTGCTGCTTCTGTATTGTTGCCTTCTTCCGTTAAGTATAATATTTCAACTTCTAGCCCGCCCATATATGTTGTGTCAAGGTGACTAACTATTCTTGCAAGAAAAGGGCCAGGATTTCCTGAACCGTGATTGATACTACTAGTTCTTGATAATTTTGACGACATATTAATCTAATCCTTCGTTAGTTGTTGCTAGTAAATTTAGCATATTATTTTAAGTAGAACTATTTTCATTTTTATCTACTTTGCTGATTGGGCCGCCGTCAATATACTTCTGTGTGTTTGAAGATGCTGTATCATCAGGAGGAGTAATCTTTAATCCACTACCGCCAAATGCATCTAACTCTTTCTCTTTTTTAGCTGCATTTTCCGTTGCTGCCTTCTCGTCTTGATTGCGTCGTCTAACTAAAGTTAAAGTTTGTTCAAATTTTCCACCCATAAATGAACTCTTAACTTGAAGACATTGATAAAGTCCGCTAAAAGATTTAGCTGGAGCAGATATTCCTCCAAATTCCATCCATCCATTATCTCCAATGTCAAACGGCGTTCTAAAATTTAATACAAGATCAACTTCTGAAGATTGGTAATCAACACTTCCGTCTTTAGTCATGTTTATATACTCAGTTTGTTCAGCAGAATAATTTCCTACTCCGCTATCACCTAGCCAAAACGGATCTCCCCATATTTTTAAATCAACTTCTAGTAAATCTGCATCACTATTTAATATTGCAGAATTAAAATCACGAGCAACTTGTGTTTCAGTCCATTCTTGACCGCCACCGCCGGTTTTTGTTACTAATTTTTTAGCTTCTTCTATTACAGTTGCTGAACCTTCTGACGATATGTCAGTTGACCCTGCGTTTAGTTTATTTGGTGATTCTGATGTATTTGCCGTTGTTTTAGCACCCTGTCCTACAATTTTACTGTCTTTTGAATTTTGTCCTTTTTGAGCTCCAATTCCTACATAAAATGCGTTATTAAATGCTAAGTCAAAATCTATTACATCTTTATTTTTACCAGTGTAGATATAATTGTATTCTTTTGCAGCGTGAGATTTTAATTCTTTCACTCCTGGTGTACGCTTAGTTACTGACGCAAAACGAGATGCATTTACTTTAAAAGGAACTATCCTATATACGTAAGTTTTTGGATTTTGACCAGTAGCATCAACTGTTTTTGGATCAGCAGCCTCATATACCTGAGATTCAACTTTAAACCAATCAACCATATTTTGCGGATCTGGGTTGTTTAGTCTACTTTTTATATCTCTTCCCCAATCGCTTGATAATAGTATCTCTTCAATAATATCTTGTACCTTTGTGCCTGATGTAAATTGAAATGATCGTGTTGTAGTTGGTTCTACTGTTTTTGCTCTACATACTACTCCTTGACCAGCATCACAATTATTAGCATCTACTTGTGGTTTAACTCCTTTATCATTTGCAGATTTAACAATCTTTGATTGACCTATTTCGTTTATATTAAGAGGATTTTCTGCGTAGGTTCTAATTGATTCGCTTACTTCATTTCGTTGTATTGTAATTCCTTGAAGAGTCTCTATAGTTTTATTAAAAGATATTGGAAATGTACCATTATTTAATCCTGAAATACTTGTAAAAAGTTCTCGTTTTCTTTCAGGACTTAGTGTTTTTGTGTCACCTTCTTTTGGAACAGAACTTGTTGCTCCAGTTTTAGTTTCACTAGGTTCACCTAATATTGCTTCATTTTTACTACTGCGTTCTTTTGGGAACATTATAATATATTGATCAACTTTATTAGTTTGTTTTGCTTCTTTACTCTTAAGTAATCTAGTATTTAAAGTTGTTGATAAACTTTTAGCTCCAGACTGTAATATTTCTTGTACAGTATTACCAGTTAAATTTAAATCGGTTTTAGCTGCTTGAGTTTGGTCTCCAAACGATAAATCATCATGTTTTACATATGTTACATCATATGTGCTACCTTGTTCTGTAACATTAAATGAACTTTGAAGAATATGAATTGGAAAATATCTTGTTGCTTGCGAAGCAGTACTTATGTTTCCATTATCGTCCCATCCTTTAAAATGCACTGACAACATAAATGGTGCATCTATATAATTCTTATAACCGCAAGTTAACGCTGCAATTTGTAATGTTTCATAAAACATACCCATGCTATACGGTTCAAAGATTTTAAAAGAGCCACCAAGAGCATCAGCTTGTTTTGTTCCTTTATTATGAGTAAGAACCGAGTCTATTTCAATGTCATCAATATAAAATTCAACAGCTCCAGCTGCTTCATTAGCGGTTAATACTTTTGCCGAACCTGATCCTCCAGAACGACAAATAATATTTTTAGGTCCTCTTAGTCTGTACGTAGAATCTGGTCTATTTAATTCATCAAGTGTTAAACAAGATAACGTCCATATATAAGTGAAAGAGGCATATTTTTCTAATACGTTTGGCCAAGGAGGAGAGGCTGCGCCTGTTTTAAACACATGACTAAATGCATCTAATCCCAACGGATCAGATATTAAAGAGTCTGCTACTGTTTTTATTGATCCAAGTTTTGAAGCTATTGCTCCTTCTAGTTCAGATGGTATTCCTTCAACTGCACTTTTAAGTCCATTAATATTAATATTAGACGAAGTTACTATAGACTTTGCGTTTTTAACAAGGTTATCAGCAGAAGTAACTGCGGTGCCAGCAAGGGTTTTTATCTTGCTTCCTATAATGTTAGTTAATCCTGGTGGCATATTATCCTCCTAAGGATTCAGTTAATCTTGAACCTTGCGGAAGGTATATTTGTGTACCTACAGTCATATCATAAACTGGATCTTTTAATGTATTCATATTACGTTGAGCAAAAACCCACCATAATTTAATTGATCCGTATAAGTCATAAGCTAATAAATCAGGCCTATGTCTATATTGAGATTCAATAGTGTATAATATATCATCATCATATGCAGGTATTGGTCTAATTTTTAAAAACCCTAAATATTGTCCATTAACTATTGTAGTATTAGCATAAGGACTTTCGTTACCATAACTAGCCATTATAAAAATCCATCTCCGTTAATAATACTATCGCCAGCAATAAATTTATCTAAACTAAACTTTGCTACCTTGCGTCTGCTGTATATTGGTTGACATGTTACTGAAATCATACTTGAAAGAGGAACCCAAGTACCGTTTGGTCCAATGTCTACTCTCATATAATCAACATCTGGTTCTAAGTTTACTGTAAAGTTTGTAATTATAACCGGAACCTTAGGAAGAATATAATCTCCATATCCTGTTAACTTAACTACAGGAGGAGGTGATCCTTGATTACTAGTTTCGCCGTATGCCATTTTTGTTACAGACCGTAAATATTGTACTACAGCAATCCAATATGCAGCTTCTACAGCATTTTCTATTAAAAATGCTCCTGAAATAAGCATTGCTTTCGGATCCGAGTTCTGGTATGCAAAATAAGGATAATTACTATGTACAGGGGTAACTTGTTGATAGCTGGCATCGTGCTGCATCATTAATTGTGGAGTGTATGGAAATATTAAACCGTTTGTTTCTATTAAAGGTTGTAACAAAGGACTTGACATAAAACTGCCAGGCGGAAGACTTAATCTAACTCGCCAATCATGTTCAGCTGATGATCCCCAGGATCCGTCAGTAAAACTTTTGCTTCTTGGGTTTGCTCCAATTAATAAATT